ACATTGAGATTGTCGAGTTGGGCATTGAAGAAGGAATAAGGAACGTCCGGTTAAAATTTGGACAATTGTATTTTGACAAGACCCATTGTGCCAAAAAATTTGATGCATTACCGCCAGATGGGCATACTCTTTTAACCGGAAGGTTGATCGAATGCGCGAAAAGATATAAAAGGAAGATAAATAAACAGACATCGGCAGAGACCGCGCCGGTGCATGATGTATTTTCACATGGTGCAGACAATATACGGTATATATGTGCCAATGCTGACAAAATGACAAATCAGGAAGCTAAACCACGGCCAAAAGTTTATTATCCTGGTTATAAGCAAGTAGACCCTGGAGTCGGGTATTAAGGAGTTTGGCCATGGACGAGAATAGAAACGGCAAGGAAGAGTCAAAAGAACAGGATCAGCCCACGATATCGGCAATTGCAGCGCTTGGAACATCTTTAATCCGAAAAAGAGATGAAGCCGTGGAATTTAGGGCAGCGTCAGGCGTCGAGCAAATGTGGAGAGAGGATGATGAGAATTTTGACGGTGGAGATGGGTATATGACATCTCATAGATCAATGGTTGACTATGCGACCGGAGAAGCTGTCAACACACCAAATTCTGGTCCCCAACGTTCACAAGTCGTTGTTAATATCATCAGAGGTAAGTGTGAAACCGCAGAGGGTCGCTTTGCTGAAATCCTTCTTCCGACAGACGATAGAAACTGGGGGCTCAAAGAAACGCCGGTGCCGGAAATTGCGGAAGCCATGAAAGATGATAGGCCAGCAGCATTAACAGGAACAAGTGAGCCTTTAAAAAAAGAAGATGGACAAGTAATAACCATGTCAGATGTAGCACAATCTGATTTAGCCAAAATTAAAGAAAAAATGGAGGCGATGGAAACAGAGATCGAGGACGATTTAACCGAATGTAAATACAATGCAGAGATCAGAAAGCTTATTGTAGATGCAGTCAGAACCGGTACCGGAATATTAAAAGGACCCAATGTCGTCAAGACTGTCAGGAAAGTCTGGATACCGGTTGAAGATGAAAAAGAGCATGTGTATAAATTAAAAGTCGTTGAAAATTACAAGCCCGCTTCCGAAACGGTCTCTTGCTGGAACCTATACCCTGACCCTGATTGTGATGAAGATATTTCCAATGCTGGCTACTTTTGGGAGGGTGATAGTATCAGGCCAAAAGAGTTGAGAGACCTATACGGAGTACCGGGATATCTAAAGAGTGAAATCATAAAAGCCTTAGAAGAACGGCCGATCAGGCTTAGAGTAGGGTATGACACTAAAGACAAAAGACATAAGATCAAAAAGACATTTACCAACCAGGGCGATTTATATGAAAGGTGGACATATTCTGGTGAGATCAATCGCGAGGATCTGGAAGCCATGGGTATAAATTTACAGCATGATGAAATAGCACAGTCGTTTTCAGGTATTGTCGTTTTTGTGAATGACAGGCCTATACGGGTTCTTTTAAACACCCTGGATACAGGAGACCTGCCTTATGATTTTTTTCAATGGACTTCGGTAAGAGATTCCCCATGGGGTATTGGTGTCCCTCGGATGATGGCGTGGTTACAAAGAATTCTAAATGCAGCTTTTAGGGCGATGATGGATAATGCCGGGGATTCATCAGGGCCAAATGTTATAGTCGGGCCCGGGGTTGAGCCGATAGACCAAAAATGGGAATTGTCAGGCAAGAAACTTTGGAGGATGATCGACGAATACTCAGATGATGGAGATGTCAGAAAGGCCTTTCAGCAATTCCAGGTAGAAAATAACCAAAAGGATTTAGAAGCCATTATAGAATTGGTTCTTAAATTTGTTGATTTGGAAACATCGTTGCCGACCATTTTCCAGGGGGAACAACAGAAACTCCCAGATACTTTAGGTGCCACAAATATTATGGTCGATGCTCATAACGTAGGGCTTAGGGGTAGGGTAAAGAGGTTCGATGATCAGATAACAACCCCTCATATATCAAGATATTATCACTGGAAAATGCAATATAGCGATAAAGCATCGATTAAGGGCGATTACAGTGTTGACCCTCGTGGTACATCTGTCTTATTACAAAAAGACCAGAGAGCACAGGCTTTGGCCCAAATTATGGCATATAAAGGAGATCCAGATGCAAAATTACTGGTTGACTGGGAAAAGGCCTTCCGAAAATTATTTTCAGCCTTAAACCTTGATATCCTTAAGAGCAAAGAAGAATACAAACAGGCCCTGAAAGAAAGCAAACAAGCCCAACCCCCACAAGATCCTAAGATTGTAGCAGCACAGCTTAAATCCGAGACAGACTTGAAAGAAGTGGAAACCAAGGCATCCTCTGTCGAGCAGGAGCTGGCAGCAAAGGCGGAAGAAGGGCAGGCAGAGCGTGAGTTTAAATTAAAGATGAAGGAAATTGATCAGAATATCAAGATGATGGAATTTGCAGAGAAACGAAATATTAGCCTTGACCAGATAAAGGGTAAGCTTGCTGAGGCCTCAGCAAAACTCAAAACGCAAGTATATTTAACAGATAAGGACGGGAAAGCTCCAGGAGGGGTAGCAACTCCAATAATTGAACCCGTTGGGAAAGCACCTGATGGTGAAAGCTACACAAAATAGTAAGGATATGATATAGAAGATACGGACCATGCAGAGATGATTTAAAAAGCAGTGTATGAAATAACCCAAACAAAGTTAGGAGAATGCCATGAAATTCGTAACGATCGAACAGTTGGGAGACATGCTCAGCCCATTAAATGACAGGATTAACGATCTTGAAAACAGGATTGGTACAATCGCAACCGATGAGTGCCCCCCCGACATAGAAAAGGTAGAGGCTTCAGGCTCCAAAAAGGTAAAAGCGAAAAAGGCGAAAGCGAAAAAGGGATAAAAAAAATATTCATAACCAGTGCTGGGAAACCACCACAAGATCAGCCACCTGATAAGCTGGCTGGGGAGAGACTATGAAACCGATGAAACCAGGACAATTTTTTAAACACGAGACAGGTAGGGCTATCGCGGTATTAAGTGAAGCCAAATCTTTTCTTTTCGGGAGGCTTCTTGTTATAGAGGAAATAAACCCAATCGGGCATTCTGTTGTTGATGCAGAGAAAGTGCTTTCTGATGAATGGGTTGAGATTGGCAAGCCAGAGTGGATGCTGGACATTAAAGAAACCATTCTTTCAAAGAAGGCGGTGGGCAATGCCTAGAAATTTTTGGGAATTATTCGGCATGTCCCCAGAACCAAAACCAGAAAGGGAAGAGTTGGTTGTCGAGCTGCCTGGGAATGTAAATGATGGCGGAAAATTCAATAAACATTCTGGTACTTGGGCTTTTGTTAAACACTGGGCAGAAGAAGAGCTTGACAAATGCAGAAAAAAAAATGATATATCTTTATCAATGGAGAAAACCGCTACAATAAGGGGTGAAATCAAGATATTGAAAAAGTTAAAATCATTAGCGGAGACGATACAGTGAAATAACTAAAACAAATAGGGTTTACTGATCGCCTGGCCGGGTGTGAGGTGACTAAGAAAAAAGGAAAAAGGGCAATACGGTGTCCGTATACATCGTATTGCCCTTTTCCTTTTGCCCCTATTAAAAGATATTAACAGAGCCGGGTATCCGCCTCAAAACAGCCCACCTTTAAAGCTGGACATGGAGAAAAAAATGGACGAAAAAGAAAAACAAGCGGAAGCGGAAGCGGAAATGAGGAAGGAAGTACAGGCAGAAATTTTTGATGGTGCGCCGTCAAAATATAATGGTGAAGAGGTGTATCCTCAGAAACAAGAGGCAGACCCTTTGGCGGATGTCAACCCCGCCTTGCTGGAAACCATAAAAAAAATTTCAGGCGAACTTGAGTCCATTAAAGGGTTTGGGGACAGGCTGAAGCAAACAGAGAACAGAATTGGAGCGTTATCAAACAAAGCACAGGAAGAAAAAAAAGCTTTAGAAAATGCGCCAACGGAAGAAGAACTTGCTAAAAAAGCCGATATTGAGGAAACGTGGGAAGCTGTTGAGATTGAGTTCCCAGATATAGCCAAGGGCGTATCTGGAAAGCTGACCGAGAACAAAACAGTTATTGAGTCACTACGCAAAGAGGTCGATGAAATTAAAAGTGGTGGGTCAACTAAAGATGCCAAGAAGGCCGAAACGGCTCTTGAAATTAAATTTGTATCAGTCGTCCATCCAGATTGGAAAGAAGTTGTAGATAGTGGCGACTACAAAGAATGGCTGGCAATGCAACCCACCGAATACCAGACGAAAGCAAGGACTTCAAAAAAGGCAGAAGAAGCTGTTTCTGTTCTTAACGATTTTAAAAAAACGGTTTCTGGTCAAGTATCAGAAACCATTGAGCAACTCAGAAATAAAAGGTTGGCATCTTCCGTAACCACACCAGGAACGAACCGGAAACAATTTAAACAAAAATCCGAAAGCGAAATGTCTGAAGCAGAGCTTAGAGAAAGTGTAAGGCAAGAAGTTTTCGGATAAATAAGGAAACTTATCATGACTATTCAAAGATACAGCTCGCCGATAAGCAGCCGTAATAAAATCAAAGCAGAAATGAAGATGATAAAACATGCTGATAATATTATGGTTTTAGGCGCGTTCGGTATGCAAAAAAGCCATCCACTGAGATCAACAGACTCTATTGTCTTTAGACGATTACGTCCGTTCAACTCAACAATCCAAACCAACCCTGCCGATGGGTATTCGGAAACCCCAAATATCACACCTGTAAATTTTAAAACTACGGAGGGGGTAACACCCACAGCAAATACGATTACGTATACTGATGTCACCGTTACAATTGAACAGTATGCCATTTTGTTCAAATTTTCCAGCAAAGCGGAATTGATGTATGAAGATGATATCCCTGCTGATCAGTCCAAACTTACGGGTGAAACCATGGGTGAAGTAGCAGAACTGATTTGTTACGGGGCGATTAAGTCTGGGTCCAGCGTATCTTATACGAATGGTACCACCCGTGTTGGCGTTAACTCAACAATCAGCCTTGCAAAACTTAGATCGGCGTCAAGGTCCATGGAAAAGAATCGTGGAAAGCATGTTACCTCCAAGATTGCGCCTGGCCCTGATTTTGATACATCGGCAGTTGAACCTGCTTATGTTGTGTTTATGCATACAGATATGTCCGCAGATGTCAGGGATCTTCCCGGGTTTACCAAAAGGGTCGAATATGGTTCAGGGATTACCGCTATCCACCCACGCGAGCTTGGAGCCTGTGAAGAATTCAGATTTGTTACCTCTCCACTATTCGCCCCATTCCTGGCAGCAGGGGCCGCTGTTGGAGCTACAGGTATGGTATCATCAGCCGGTGCAAATATTGACATTTATCCGATGATCGTTATGGCAGAAGAAGCATGGGGCCATGTATCTCTAAAAGGTCATGGACGAACTTCCGTCTCTCCAACGATTATTTCTTCAAAAGAAAAAAATCATGCAAACCCGAGTGGTATGTTTGGTTACGTTGGTGCTGACTTTTGGTATGCCAGTGTCAGATTGAACGAAAACTGGATGATGCGTATTGAATCAGCGGCGACTGACCTTTAGCCGGGAGAAATAACTTTTAAAAACCAACCAATAAGGGAGGTGTAGCGCCCTCCCGGGAGAAACATCATGGCGAGTAAAAGTGTTAAACAAAGACTCCAAGCAATGAGTAGTCGAAGAGATTCTGAAAATTATAGATTTCTCTTTAATGCTATCCTTGCTGACCTTGGAGCACACGTAACGCCGGTAGCCGCTTCAATCGTTGACTATACAGCCGGGCGAGCCGAAATAATCAAGAGTATTGCCGATTATACCGCTGGCAGGGCGGAAATTGTCAAAGATATTGCAGATTATGCAGCCGGACGAGCCGAGATTGTTAAAGACATTGCAGATTACGCAGCCGGGCGAGCAGAAATTGTCAAATGTATTGCTGACTATACCGCCGGACGTGCAGAGATCGTAAAAGATCTTGCAGATTACGCAGCCGGGCGAGCAGAAATTGTCAAACTTGTAACTGACCTGGGTGTCAATAATACGATGCTCACAAACATCAAAACTTTTTTGAACGGATTAAGGACGTTCTTGGCAGGAGATTCGATTATAAATCCAACAGTAGTCGCCATTGGATCAACACCTGAAAACGTGGCGACATCAGCCTTCCAGTTTATGATTGACGGAGTGGCAGAACTTAAAGCGGCCGTCACAGCAGGAACTGCGTTTACCGATGCCGACACGATTAATACTGGCGCAGCTGCTGGTTCATACTGGGGGGCATGGCTGGTTCAGATTGCAGCCGGTGGCACAATTACGACACACTCAGTCGGAGCCGATCAGGTTTACGCAGATGAGGCAGCAGCCATTGCGGCGTTACCTGCAGCCGAAGCCGGGAACCTTGCTATTGGATACGTGACAGTTAATGCAAAAGACGATGTTGATTGGGTTGCTGCCACAGATGATCTCACTGATGGAAGTGATTGTGAAACAGCTACTTTCTATTCAGCCGCAACAGATATTCCAGCGGCGATAGCTGATACAGTGAGTGCTACGGCGAGTGCCCCAGCGGCAGTGACAGCGTCAGATCCAGCGGCAGTAACAGCGTCAGGTCCAGCAGCGGTCACAGCATCAGATCCAGCAGCGGTCACAGCATCAAATCCAGCGGCAGTCACAGCTTCAGCTCCAGCGGCAGTAACAGCCGTTGATCCTGGGGCATTAACCCTTTTAGAATAATATTAACCTTTTTATAGAGGAAAAAACAATGAACCTCAACGACGACCCAAAGGGTGGAATATTCTGCCTATCAAAAGCCGGTCTCGCAATCGGTAGTGGAGATGTCAAGGATCTTGACATCGCGGCACCTAACGGTGCTGGTGTCGATTTTGTAATCGATGGAAAACTTTATCACAAGGCTGATGCAGCCGATATCGCTGTTGTTGTCACTGATGAAGATGGAAGTGTGGTATCTACTCAGGCAGCAGATACAACTTGTCTTTATCTGGTACAACTTGATGTAAGCGGCAATCTCACAACAATCAAGGGAGAGGAAGTCGATACCGACGAACTCACAGCAGGCAGCGCAACATTAAAGTACCCTGTGCAGACAGAAGACACGTGCCCAATCGGGGCCGTTAAAATTGTCACCGATGGAGTTACCTTCCTGTGCGGAACTGACAATTTTAGCAAGTCCGATGTGGCGGATACTTATTATGATCTGTTCACCCTCCCTCCTCATCCGATGGTTTAACAGTTTGATAATAAATAATTCATAATTTTAAGGGATTGTTTATGGCAATCCCTTAAAATTAATCTTCTAAAGGAGAAATTGAGATGAGTACAAAGAAAAATGATCCCAAGGCTGATACCAACCCAGAGCCCCAAAAGATAGAACCGGACAAAAAAGAGGAAGGCTTTGTCACAAGGTCAGATTTTGAAAAGTTTATGGGAAGGATAGGCCATCAAATTGAATCATTAACCACATCGATCTCAAGACAAAAGAAAGAAGTAGAGGCCCATGGTGATAAACTTCATAATGGTGCGCCTATTGAT